ACTCGTTTCCGTTCCGTGATTCCTGCATTTCTTTCTCGATTTCTCTTGCCTCTACATACTTTCTCGTTTTACCCATTGTTATTACCTAATCTTTCTTTTTTTGATTTTTGTGTATAAAAATAACGGCTTCATATTTCTATGAGCCGTTACATTTTAATGATGTAATCATTTCCGTTCTGTGTAAGACCGGTAACGTATGCAATTTTGCCTTGCTTCTTAAACTCTTGCACTTTCTGTTTCGCTTCGGTGCGATTTTTGCACCTCTCAAATTCATATGGTGCAGTTACTACTTCCACGCAGTATTCCATGTATCCCCATTTATCGGGTGTGGATCGTGCAAATTTCTTTTTGCCTTTACAGGGTTGTGTCCGTGATGTTTCGCCACAGGTTCCTTTATACCGGCAATCTGAACATATTCCTGACATTATTATTCACCTCTTTTTCAATTCGCTTATCAAACAATCAAACCAATACTTTGCATCTTCACTTCCATCTTCCGCAAGAAGCTCAATCAGTTTGGAAATACTATGCATTACAATTCCGCTTTCTTTTGATGCCTTGAAATCAGAATAATAATCATATGCGTTCTGTGCCACCTCTTTCGGTGTGTAGCTACCTTTCCAGTTTTCATTTCCGTATGCTGCAATGTCGTAAAAATCTTCGTATTCCAACTGTCCAGCTAATCTTTCAAAAATACGATGTCTATGATTCATTTTCTATCTTTCCTTTCCACTTTTCACTTTCTTCTTATTAATAAGGAAGTTATTCATTTCCCTACATATTCCTCTGCAACAGTATTTCTCCGTACAAAGGATACATATTTCCGTTTTCTCAGGCGGTTTAGTTTGTCTAGTCACTAAACTTCACCTCTTTCACGCAAAAATTCACAGTATGCGCTTTCGCTTTCAAACTGCCAGTATTTGCCAACAGACGGAACGTAACCATGGTAATATCCATTTGCGTAGTAACCTTTTGCCTTTGCTTTTGCCATTGCGAAATCACCTCATTCTCTTGAAAATAGCTTTTGCTTGTTTTACATAATAATAACTAGCAGGAATCGTAATAATCCATCCACCAATATTTCCAAGCATAATCGGACAGAGAATTGTACAAATAATGCAAAGTAAGAAAAATCCTATTGCTTCTGCAAGTTCTGCGATTTCTTCTCTTTTCTCTTGTCTTTCTGCCTTGATGATTTTCCGTGCTTCTTCTAGTGTCATTACTTCTTCGTATGTAGTTTGTCTTGTATACATTTCCGTATCCTCCTCAATCAAAATTATCAGGGCATACACCCATGTCTTTCAGTGCTTCCTTTGCAGATTCATTACATAAAATTGCAATTAAAAGTGCATAATAGTTTGCTGTGTTTGGATCTCTCATAGTATTATTCTCCTTTCGCTTCGTTCGTTCATTAAAATACTTCAAAAGCGCAATATGTAATCTGAATGATTTCATCATCCGTTACGCTTGCAGTTCCCTTGCTGTCCATTAACATAGAGCAGGTGACGGAAAATTCCCAGTCTTCCGTTTCGGTGAATTGCCATGTATTACCGGCAGAATCTTCCACGGTGACAAGATTATTTGCGTAGTCAATTTCCGTTACAACTGCTGTGTTTGCGTAGTAATGATGCTGCTCTGCATTTGCCTTTACAAATCCAAATAGATCTATAAGGATTGCACCTGTGAAACCACCTAGCACAGCAAGTAAAAATGTGGTTCGCTTTTTCATTTCGTTATTCTCCTTTCGTTCGTTCAGTTACACTTCACTCACTCAAAATAATTCTGCAAGCTGTCTTGCTAACATTGCTTTGGATACGTTTGCCTTTCGGATGCCTACTGTTATTGTGGGTGCAGATACACTGTAAATCGGACGAGGTTTGCTTGCCTTGCTGATTTCATAGTTGCAATATGTTTTGTGTGGATTTCTCTTGCTCATGATATGTTATTCTCTCCTTTGCGTTGAATTTTGGGTATAAAAATAGCACCTCTTACGTGTGTAAAAGATGCTAGTGTTTTGCGTTGTTAAGTTGAGCTATATTTCCTTTAGCTGCTTTTGTAGTTCTGCAATTTGTTGCTCAAGGTTTGCCTTTGCCTGCCTTTTTTCATCGTAATAAGGTTCTGGAATAAATTCCATTATTTCATCAGGCATACAGCAAAAGAAATCACAGATTTTGCAAATCGTATCTATGGTAACGGATTCATTGTGAAGCAATTTCATTAAAGTTGCACTACTAATATTAGCATTGCTTTTAAATATTGCTTGCGTAATCTTTTCCGCTTTTAATTTTGCAAAAAGTTTATCATATTTTACAGTCATCCTATATGCCTCCAATGGTATATTCACCTCCTTATACTAGCATATAATTATATTTTTTTCAACGAATAAGGGCAAAGTTTCCCTTGCCCCTAGTTGCAGACTTATTCCGTAAAATCAAAACCGGACAGTGTATAGCTTTCCAGTGTACAAACCATATAACAAAAAAGAGCATTGATATACAGATCGTCATTTTCTGCAATTCGTTTCCAATTTGCATGAGTTTCGTCTGCCGTTGCCTTTAGTCCGCCACCGTAATTTTGCCAAATAGTATAGCGTGAACCAACTTCCATTTCTGAA